GTAGCCAGAAACTTATTCTGGCTACTTTGCGAAGTTGCAGATACCTTTTAGAGTGTTGCATTATTTGCACTCCTCAAGTAATAAAGCGGTTGCAGATAGTTGTACTGATAGTTCATTAATATCCTCTTGAGTTCCATCTTTAATTGCATTATCAATCCATCGAAGTTGCTTGCGCATATCTTTTACTAATGAACGCATTTCTGTTTTGGTTTGCATTAACCCACCTGCGTTACTTCATTACAAAGAGAACACATATAATAATCACCAAGTAAAGATGTTTCATCATAATAATGTTCTACATAATCACTTGGATGTTTGCATTGAGTTGTATTCATTATTTTGCTCCTAAGCAGAACTCACATAACATTTTTTTAGTTTTTGTACCTAAAACCTGCTCCATAACAGTTAAATAATTGCCACAACTTACGCAATCATTTTCATTATCTATTACTGTATTCATTTGGTGCCTTCCTTTATTTGGAACCCTGTTGTTCCAATAAGATAAATGTATAGACACTTGACTATCGGGTCAAGTACCTGCAACCCCTAGGTTCGGCGTGTCGCGACACTTTACCCTTCCAATGTCGGTGATTTATGCGACACTTACGCCCACGCCCAATCCTGGGCGCTAAAAGGGGGTAAGGAATGGAAATAGCAATACTTATAGGTGCAGCCCTAGCAGGGCTAACTGGGGCCTACTTTGCAACGCTGGCTACCAATGGAACGCAAGATTGGGCAGGCCAGGTTAAAAAGGCAGAGCGAAGCCGTGCTGCTATGAAAAAGGCGCTAGGCAAATGAACCAAACTTGGAGTGAAGTTTTTAGAATCTTTGTTGGCAACGACGGTTCTTACAATCTCTACTTAGAGGAGCAGGAAGCCTGCGTTAATCTAGTTGAGAACTTGGCAGATGAAATTGATATAACTGATTTTGCCGAAATGAAAAAGGCAAGTAGCGCTGATTTTTCAGATGCTAATGCAGCCGTTCGCCTAGATAACATTCGCAAGAATTTGCCAGATATGGCATTAAAGATTGCAAAGTTATCTGAGCGCGAGTTGCTAGACCTTGCCCAGGAGATAATCCAGGTAGTTCAAGATAAAAATAAAGTTAGATTGGAAATTGTAAAATAAATGGCTAATCCAAATGGTAGGAAAGGTGCTGCTTTTGAAACAGCAGTTCTAAAATTCTTTCGCGCTGCTGGTGTCGTAGCAGAGCGATTGACCAAGGCGGGCGCTAGAGATGAAGGCGATTTAGTTGTAGTAATTTCAGGTGCCACCTATATTTTAGAACTTAAGAATCGAAAGAAGTTAGACCTGCCTACCTTTTGGGATGAAGCAGTTGCAGAGGCTGAAAATTATTCAAGAGCGCGGAATTTAGATTTTATACCGCCTGCTTATGTAATTGTAAAACGGCGTAATGCTGGCATAAACAAATCCTGGGTAATTCAAGATTTAGATCAATGGCTCTCTAGTAAATGAGTGAAATTGAATCCCTACAAAATTCCCCTAGATTTCCAAATGCGCTTTGCGCAAAATTGGAGGATAAGAATTACTTTTTCCCTGATGGAAAAGTTCAAGAGGCAGAGCGCCTCCCTGACCTGCAAGCAATTTGCAGCGTTTGTTTACATAGAGAGGAATGTGCGGAATACGCTATCAAGGAGAAAATCCCATTCGGCATTTGGGGCGGAACCACTTTAGCAATGCGCAAGAGATTGTTTAAACAACATTTTGTAATTGTTGAACGCAAAGGTAACGCCAAGTTTGTACGAAAAATGCACGATGAGGGTTCTACTCCAGAACACATAGCATCCTATCTAAGAGTGAATCTGCCTTATGTAAAGGAAATGATTCGCAGATACGAAAAGATGAAAATGAAAGGAGCAATCCAATCAAACCTGAATATAGAAAAGTTACCGCAAGAATTGCGCTCATCATCGGGGTTAGTGCAATGACTTCTTTAGTAATTAGTGCAGTAAATCCTCAAGTGGCAACCCCAATTGAGAAAAAACTGCTGATTGAGCAAGTTGATGCTAGGGAACTGGCAAAAGAGTTGCTTGATGCTAAAGATTTTAAATGTTGGGATCAACTAATGACTAAAGAAAGCCATTGGAACGATTCCAAAAATCCAGTTAGTTCGGCTGAAGGAATTGGCCAGTTACTAGATGGAACTATGGATAACCTTGGAATGAAACGATCTGAGGCTGAAGCAGCACAAATGATTGCAGCCCTTGCCTATCTTGGGCGGCATTATGGTTCAGGTGGAGCCTGCTCTGCCTGGAAAAAATGGCAAACGCACAAATACTGGTAAAAAATAAGGGGGTAATACAGTGAGTGTAGAAATAGAAAAAGGCGTTGTTGATTTTGATAGCAATGCCGTTGCTTGGCTAGAGAATTACAAAAATGCTCTAGCCAAGATCAAAGAATGGCAAGAGGTTGCAGATGTGGCTAGAGCGCACATTGAAAATTCTCTTGGCGATTGTGAAGTTGGTATTTATCAAAATCGCCCTGTTGTTCGCTGGAGTTTTATTGAAACTAAGCGATTTGATATAAAACGCGCTAAGGAGATTTTGCCTCAGCAGGTTTTAGATACTTTAGAAGTTATTACAAACTCTCGGCGTTTCTCTATCGTGGAGGCAGATAATGAGTAGTACAATCATTCCTGAACCATTTACAGATATGCCACCGTTCAATCCAATAACGCCAGAGGAAGGCGATGACGATTTAGAGGATGATGAATAACTTAGTAGCACCCAATAAACCAAGTAAGCAAATGGCGATGGATATTGCAAAAATCATCACCGATGCTGGCACCTGGACACCAAGAAGTAAGCAAACATCTATTGGCCCAAGCGAGATCGGCCACGAATGTTTGCGCCGCCTTGCCTATAAGTTAATTGATATCCCAAAACTAAACGAAGGCAGCAACGGCAATTGGGCTGCTCAAGTTGGAACTGCAATTCATTCTCACTTAGCAGAAATCTTTCAAAAAGTTGAAGGTTTCCAAGTAGAACAAAAAGTTACAATCAGAGGCGGCTTATCAGGCACCATTGATTTATACGATGAAGTTCGCGGTATTGTGATGGATTGGAAAACAACAGGAGCATCAGGATTAAAAGAACGCCGCAGCAGTGGCGCTACTAGCCAACAACAAATTCAAGTGCAACTATATGGCTACGGCTTAGCCCAGATGGGCGCAGTTGTAAATAAAGTTGCTCTTATCTATCTGCCAACATCAGGTGGAATAGATGATATGCACATTGAACTCTATGATTACGATGAACAAATTGCTCTGGCGGCCCTTGAGCGATTAGATAATTTATATGCGCTGCTCACTTCAATAGATGTTGAGCAGTTTCCGTCAATGTGGGCAGTAATTCCCAAGGTGAGCAGCCGCCTTTGTAATTACTGCCCATATTTCCAACCATTTAGTAAGGATGAATCAGTGGCTTGCGCTGGAGATACTGTATGAGCCTTGATGAAGCAACGATAAATGATTTAAAAAAGTTGAAGGAGGAATTAGAATCAAATCTAATTCATCAACAACAAATGCAAAACCCAATCCAAACAACAAACCAAATAGAAAGCGGGGAATGAGAATGACCTTCTCAGCACCATCAATGAATGAAAGCGGCCCAAAGGTTGCTGATCTCGCAGGACAATTACTAATCATTACTCCAACTGAGTATAAAACAGGCATCAAAACAATACACGGCGATGCTGAAGCGGTAGAGGTATCTTTAGTTAATTTAGATACCAATAAAAGTTATGAAAATGTTTTATTCTTTAATGTTGCGCTGCGCTCCGCACTTAAACAAAAGATTGGTCAAAAGGTTCTAGCCCGCATCGGGCAAGGAACTGCAAAGCCAGGTAAATCTGCTCCTTGGATTTTATTAGATGCAACTACTGATGCTGCTGCTTTAGCAAAAGCAAATGCCTTTTTAGCATCAACGCCTGCGCCAACTGCCACTGCGCCAGCAGCGGCGGTGCCTGCGGCTAACGGCACCATTACACCTGAAGTTGCAGCCCTACTTGCTCAACTCGGAGCAACAAAAGCATAAATAATTCTTGGCGGTTTTAACCTTCCTTTTAACTGCCAAGATAGCAAGTACCTGGGGTTCTTTTCAGGGGGTTTATGAAAAGAGTTGGTTCGATTCCAACACTTGCACTAACAATTACAACTTGGCAGGGGGCGGTAAATGAGAGCGACACTTGAGGCAGGCTTTGATGAAACTTGGATAGATAACGATGATCTAAGAATTAAAATAACACCATTTATATCACAAAGGGGGCAAAGATGATTAAGTTTAGATCACCAATAATTATACAGAAAAAAGAAAAAGCATTTGTTTTATTTAATTGCAGCCATTGCGGTTCTCATTTCTTTGTTGCTGTTAAAAATATCCGCGTGAGCAATTACTGCAACAGTTGCCAATGATGAATAATTGTTTAGAGGATTACAAATATTATTTCTCTCAGAGATTTAATTTATTCAATGGCAATGCCAAAGAAGTTCTAACTTTTATGGCAAGTAATAGTATTGATTCCATAGTTACCGATCCACCTTACGAACTTGGCTTTATGGGTAAGAGTTGGGATTCAACAGGTATTGCTAATGATGTGCAGTTATGGAAAGAAGTTCTGAGAGTATTAAAACCAGGTGGGCATTTATTATCCTTCGGTGGCAGCCGCACCTATCACAGAATGGCAGTTGCCATTGAGGATGCAGGCTTTGAAATACGAGATCAAATTATGTGGGTGTATGGCAGTGGGTTTCCTAAGTCCTTGAACATAGATAAGGCAATTGATAAAGCAGCAGGTGTAGAGCGTGAAGTTGTCGGTGAAATTCGCAGGGGTGCGCAATCTGAATCAACTGGGCGTTATGGCGCGTGGGGAGATGGGATTACTCCAACAAAACCCGCCACCGCCGCTGCGAAGCAATGGCAGGGCTGGGGAACTGCACTTAAACCAGCGCACGAACCGATAGTGCTTGCTCGCAAGCCAGTTGAAGGCACGGTTGCTAATAATGTTTTAACTTATGGCGTGGGTGGAATCAATATTGATGGATGCAGGGTTATTTCAGATGATTGGGATGAAAAAACTGTTCTTGGAAAGTATTGTGGCACGAATGACGGTAATGCTTCTGTAACTAACAATTTTGGTGTAAAACAAATTAAATCAACTAATACTGAATCAACATTAATTGGCCGATTCCCCGCCAACTTTATTCACGATGGTAGTGATGAGGTAAATGAATCACTTGGCGAACCCGCCCGATTCTTTTACTGCGCCAAGGCTAATAAGCGTGATCGCAATGAGGGGCTTGATGGGTTTGAGGCGAAGCGGGATCACGATGGGCGAGCAGATGGCGGTGTTGGTGGCGATAATCCACGCAATAGAACTAATGATGCAAAACTTAATCATCACCCAACTGTTAAACCAACCGACCTAATGCAATACTTATGCAGATTAATTACGCCACCGAACGGCACAATACTCGACCCATTTTTAGGTTCAGGTTCAACTGGCAAGGCTGCTATGTATGAAGGTTTTAACTTTGTTGGCATTGAATTAACTGATGAATATTTACCAATTGCAAAAGCAAGAATTGAATTTGCACTCGCTAACCTAGATGAAAAGTTATTCTGATGAACGATATTTATCTAGCAGCCCTGCAACTTGCCAAAGAGGGAATCTCGGTAGTTCCTGTTTCAACCGATGGTTCCAAGCGGCCTGCGCCATTTAGTTGGCGCCAATATCAAGAGGCTAAACCATCAACTGAGCAATTAGTAAATTGGTTTAGCGCTGGAACTCAGCAAGGAGTAGGTGCTATCTGCGGGGCTGTATCAGGTAACTTAGAGATGTTAGAACTAGAAGGTAGAGCAGTAGCAGCCCAGATACATATTCAAGCAAAAGATATGGCTGAGAATTCAGGGCTAGGTGATCTATGGAAAACAATCCAAGAAGGTTATTGTGAGGTTACCCCAAGCGGTGGCATCCATTGGTTATATCGAATCGCCGATTCCATAACACCAGGCAATCAAAAACTTGCCAGAAGGCCAGGTGAGAATGGCGGAGTTGATGTCCTCTGTGAAACTAGAGGTGAAGGCGGCTTTGTAATCTTGGCGCCATCAGGAGGCACCTGCCACCCATCAGGTGATTCTTGGAAAATGTTAAGTGGTTCCATCGCCACAATTCCTATTATTACATTTGCAGAGCGCGAAGCACTTTTTTCAATCTTTAAATGCTTTGATGAAATGCCTCAAGTTGAAAACATCGCTCAAGAGATTAAAAGCCGTGAAGTTAATCTTGCATTGCCAGGAGATGATTACAACTCTAAAGTTACTTGGGATCAAATTCTAACTCCGCTAGGTTGGAGTAAGGTTTACACCAAAGGTGATGCAACTGCTTGGCGGCGCCCAGGAAAGAATGAAGGCATCAGTGCAACAACAAACTTTAACGGCAAAGATAATTTATATGTTTTTACAACCTCAACAATATTTGAATCAGAGCATTCCTATTCTAAGTTCGCTGCCTACGCAACGCTAGAACACTCAGGCAACTTCAAGGCTGCTGCCTCTGCCTTGCGAAGCCAGGGCTACGGGCGGGCGCCTGAACTAAACACATTACAAACCCTTGCAAGCCACTCACCTTCGCTAGTGCAACTGAGGGATGAGAATGAGGATTTAACTACCTCAACTTGGATTCCTGATTTTATTAACTCAGATTCTATATTTGATGAGCCAGAGCCTTGCATCTTGCGCAGGGCCGATGGCCACCACATTTTCTACGCTGGCAAGATCAACGCACTCTTTGGTGAAAGCGAATCAGGTAAAACTTGGATAGCACTAGAGGCGGTAAGGCAGGAGTTAGATAAAGGTAACTTTGTTTTCTATTTAGACTTTGAGGATTCAGTAAGAGGAATCTATAATCGCCTAAAGACCCTAGAAGCCGATTTAAGCCACTTTAAAACTTTTCTGTATAGTAACCCTAGCGAACCACTTACTGAAGGCTCTAGGGAGGCATTACTCACCAAAATTGAGGAGTATAAACCCACTCTTATCGTACTGGATGGCGTAAATGCGGCTATGAATGTGATGGGTTTAGATTTAGAAAAGAACAAAGATGCCACCTCATTTAGCCAAGAAGTTCTGCGCCCGCTGCGGCTGCATAATGCAGGCATCTTAACAATTGATCATGTAACTAAATCTAAAGATAATCGTGGAAATTACGCCATCGGCGCCCAGGCTAAGCGAGCAGATATTGACGGTTGCGCTGTTGCAGTTGATGTTGAGATTGCATTTGGCAGAGGCATTGACGGCGCCTTAGCGCTTAAGGTAACCAAGGATCGCCCTGGCTTTGTCCGCGCCATTTGCCAGGAGGGTAAGAACCTTGGCGTTGCCAATATCAAGGCGCAAGTGAATGGAACTATCAAGATTTCTATTGAAGGTGCAAGTGTTGAGATGCTAACGATAGAAACAAAGATGGAGCAGGTTTCTACTTTTATGGCAGAACACGGTGTTGAGATGGGCAAGAATGAGATTGTAACTAGATTGCGAAAAGATGGGCATTCCATTGGCAACGACAATATAAAAGTTATCTTAGATTCCTTAGTCAATCGCAGGTGTCTATCAGTTCGCAAGGTTGGGCAGAAATCTCTCTACCGTTATGAGATGCAGTATTTAGCCAATGATATTAAAAGTTTGCCTGTGGATAACCTGCTATGAAACAACCGATCCGCCGATCCGCAACCGATCCGCTGAACCTGCGGATTTCTGCCATTCAACCGATCCGCCCTTCCCCCTCTTTAGAGGGGAAGGCGGATCGGTGGTTCGGTATGCGTAAAGGTTCAGTTCTATGAGTTACTTAGATTTTAAACCTATAAATTGTAAGGCCTGTGGAAAACTTATTTGGGAGGGGCATTCCTCTGCTGGCTTCCTTACCAAACTTGATACACCTCGGCTCAATGTTATCGAGGAGATAATCAAAAAGGTTAATAAGTTTAGAACCTATGAGGCTCACCGAACTTTAGTTAGTTTCGAGGCTACCCCAAGAACAGGCGCTTATGTAATCGGAACAGTTTACAAACCTGAGAGGGTGATACTGGCTGAGCATCAATGCAGCACCTTTAGTT